TAGAATCTAAAATAAAACAAAAGACTGATAAAGCCTTAGATTTATATGATATGAAAACTGCTACATATTTAAACAAAGTTGCCAATATGTTTAGGAATCATATTATGCTTAGTATGCAACAAACTCCGAAAGACGGAAAATCTTATATAAGAGGTGGTAAAGTTCACAGAGCTTCCACAAAAGACAATCCACCAGCTATTGATACAGGAAGATTGGTCAATAGTTTTTTTGTAGAACCAGCAACAAAGAATAGACATTTTTCAGCAGTTCAAACAAGAGTTAGTTATGCAAATATATTAGAACAAAGTTTTGCTAGAGGTGGATTGCAAAGACCTTTTATGGGTGAAGAATCACAAGCATTTAAAGATACTAAGCAATTTGCGAATAAAAAATTTAAAGATATATCTTTGGGGAATATTAAAATCACATGAGCTTCCATTCTTTTGACTTACAAACAATACTATATTCAACCTTAAATGGCGACAGCACATTAGATGGTATTGTTGGTAATAACAAAATATTTGATAATGTGCCACAGAATACATCTTATCCATATGTTGTGATTGGCAATATAAGTGTAATCAATAGAGGAACAAAAACTTTAGATGGAAATGAGTATGATGTAGACATAGATGTTTGGAGTACATATAGAGGAAAAAAAGAAATATCAGACGCAATGGAAAGAATTTATGAGTTACTACACGACACCACATATTCTGTATCTGGTGCAAATATGGTAGTAAGTCAAGTAAGGAACACAATTACACTTGTAGAAAATGATGGAATTACTAGACATGGGGTGCTAACATTATCGGTGATTGTGTATGATAGTTAATTTTAATGGAGATAAATTATGGCAGTACAAAAAGGAAGTGCGTTACTTGTCAAGATAGGAAATGCTGGTAGCCCAGAAACATTTACAAGTGTTGCTGGTCTTAGAGATACTTCTATCACAATGAACGCAGAAACAATAGATGTAACAAATAAAGATTCAGCAAAAGTAAGAACATTATTAGCTGACGCTGGTATTCAAAGTTTTAGCATAAGTGGTTCTGGTGTATTTACTGATTCAGCGAGTGAAGCTAGTGTAAGAACAGCTTTTTCAGCTTCAACATTTAGTAATTTCCAATTACTTGTGCCAGACTTTGCAACCTTTACAGGTGCGTTTCAAGTAACAAGTATTGAATATGCTGGAAGTTATAATGGGGAAGTTACTTACTCAATGTCTTTTGAATCGGCTGGTGCGATCACATTTGCAACAGTATAACTTAGGAGATTATTATGGCTTGGGAATTAAAAGCTATTGAAGTTGGCTCTAAGAAAATAGACGCACAAGTAAACATTGGCGAAAACAATGTTGAAATTGAAATTCCTTATTACAAGGGATTCAAAGATACAGATGTAATCAAAATTGACAAGAAATCTTACACAATCAACTTTGCTAAGAATCTTGGTGATAGAGATGAAGTAATTGTTATTTTAACTAATACGGAGAAAAACAATGAGCATAAACAGGCTGAAAGCAGAAAAGCTACTAAAGTTTAATGATGACGAGTACAAGGCAAGAATGAGCCTTGATACGATTATTAGGATAGAACAAGCATTGAATTGCAGTATTTTGAAGCTAGGTAACAAGTTGGCACAGGCAGATATTACTATGACAGAAATTATATCTGTTATAACTTTAGCTCTAAGGTCTGGTGGAAATAATCTACAGGACAAAGAAGTTAAAGGAATGATTGCACAAATTGGCTTGTTGGAAGCTATTAAGATGGCTGGAGAGTTGGTAACTTTGGCTTTAAATGTTGATGACGATACTGTTGACGAAAAAAAAAGTCCAGTAGAGGAATAGACGAAGAAGCTGAACTACCATACCAAAGATGGATAGAGGTATGTGTAGGAATGATAGGTATTAATCCAGCAGTATTTTGGGATATGAGCATTACCGAAATAACTCTAGCGATAAAAGGATTTAGTGAGTTCAATGGTGGCAACAAGGATAAACCAATGGACAAAGACGAGTTAAACGAACTAATGGAGCTGTACCCAGATAACTAATGGCAACTGAACTAGATAAACTGGTAGTCAAGATTGAAGCAGACCTTTCTAGTCTAAAGAAAGGAATGGCAAATGCTAATAAAGAAGTTCAAACATCTTCAAATAAAATTAAAAAATCCTTACAAGGCATGGGAAGTTCTTTTGCCAAATTAGGTGGCTCTGCTCTTAAATTTGGAACAGTTCTTGGTGGTGTTTTTGGTGCAGTTGCAATTAAAAGTGTTGTTAATACAGGTATGCAAATTGAAACTCTTGAAGTTAGATTAAAAGCATTATTTGGATCAGCAGAAGAAGGCTCTAAAGCATTTAAAGAAATGGTTAAATTTGCTGGTAAAGTTCCTTTTACACTAGGTCAAATACAACAAGGAGCTGGTTCTTTAGCAGTAGTTTCAAAAGACGCAGATCATTTAGCTAAATTAATGGAGATAACAGGTAATGTTGCTTCTGTTACAGGGTTAGATTTTAGAGCAACTTCTGAACAAATCCAAAGGTCTTTATCTTCTGGTATAGCTAGTGCTGATTTATTTAGAGAGAAAGGTGTTAAAAATATGCTTGGCTTTGGAAATGCAACCGAAGTTACAGCAGAACAAACAGCAGAAGCATTACAAAGAGTTTTTGGTAAAGGTGGATTGTTTGGAAATGCAACAGATGAAATGGCAAAGACTTTGGGTGGAACTTTATCAATGCTTGGAGATAAATTATTTCAATTTCAAACAGCAATAGCTTCAACTTTTTTTGAAACATTAAAAGACGCTTTTGGAGATTTAAACGAAGCGTTAGATAACAATAAAGAAGAAATAATGAAATTTGGGAAAGATGTTGGAACTGCTTTAGCAAATTTAGTAATTGCTATAAAAGAAAATTTTGATGAAATAATAATAGCTTTTAAATTATTAGGTGCTTTTATTGCTGGATCAATGATTGCTAATATTATAAGTAAAATGAATCTTGTACGATTAGCTGTCATAAGCACTACTGTTGCGATTGGTTTATTAATAGACGCTTTAAAAGATGAAGTGAAAGTATCTGCTGAACAAAGAAAAGAAAATCAAAGGGCAAAGGAAGCAAGGCAAAATTATTTAGACCAGCAAGAAGAATTAAAGCAAAAAATTCAAGAAGCTATTAAAGATCAAAATGATTATACAGAAGCATTAAAGAAAGCAACAGAAGCTCAAAAAGAACAAAACGATATAATGGCAGAAGATCAGAAAGCCCTTGAAGATATGAATGTTAAGTTTGAAATGGAAGAAATAGAAGAAGCTAATGAAAAAGTAAAAAAATTTACAGATATATTTGACCAAGCTGGTAAACAAATATCAGACACTTTTGGAAAAGCTATTGCAAGTGGACAATCATTTAGACAATCAATGTTAGATATATTTCAAAGTGTTATTGCTCAAGTTATTTCATTGATTGTGCAATTAACAGTTATAGAGCCAATGTTAAAAAGAATTAAAGAAGCTATTAACACATCTTCTTCTGGTGGTGGCAGTATGTTTCAAAACATCTTAGCTGGTGTTGGCTCAATATTTAGTTTTGGTGGTGCTAGGGCTATGGGTGGGAATGTAAATCCAAATATGCCATATATGGTTGGAGAGAGAGGTGCAGAAATGTTTGTGCCTAAGTCTGCTGGAACAATCGTGCCAAATAGTCAAATCGGTGGTGGAATTGTAGTAGAGCAAAACTTAAACTTTGCTACAGGTGTAAGTCAAACTGTGAGAGCAGAAGTTTTGAACTTGTTACCAGCCATAAAAGAAAACACATTATCAGCAGTAAGAGAAGCCAGATTGCGTGGTGGAACTTTTGCTAAAGACTTTGGAGCATAAATGCCAAATCCTACTTACCCATTGACAATGCCAACTACTCCAAACTTTATTAGAAGTGAATGGGGTATTGCTAAAGCTGTTGCACAAAGTCAAAGTCCATTTACCTATTCAACCCAAGTGCATGAGTTCACAGGTGCAAAATGGTATAGCACAGTTACTTTACCACCCATGAACAGAAGCCAAGCGAGTGAATGGCAGTCTTTTTTTATGCAGTTACATGGTAGCTTTGGAACATTCTTGATGGGTGATCCAGACGCAAGTGCTGTGCAAGGCACAATAGCGAATACGATTGCTGTTAGTGCTGACCATGCTGTCGGTGCGTTTGATGTAACTGTAGATGGTGCAGATACTTCCGAATCTCAATTATTTAAGAAAGGTGATTATGTGCAGTTTAATTCTGGAGCAACCAGCAAACTACATATGATAATTGCTGATGTGGCAAGTGATGGAAGTGGTAACGCAACTTTAACTATAGAGCCACCTTTATCTGCAACACTAGCGAACAATGCAACAGTAACATATGCAAGTCCTAAATGCGTTATGAGAATGACAAACAATGAGCTAACTTGGAGTGCGAATCACATTAGCTTATATGGAGTATCTTTCTCATGCGAAGAGGTTTTATAGTCTTTTTATTTTTAATGATGTTTGTTTTAATCTGGGCTTCAATGAATGCTCATGGAGCAGATAGTACAGTTAATTATAAAAATCAACCACCACCATCAGCCATAGCTCCAAGTGTACAAAGTTATTCTCAAATGATTTGTTCTTTCCCTGTTGTCGGTGCTGTAAGCACATCTGTTGTTGGTATATCAACAGGAACAACTTTTACTGATTGGAATTGTGAACGCAGAGCATTAAGTAACAGCTTGAGCAAAGCTGGATTAAAAGTTGCGTCAATATCCGTTCTTTGTGCTGGAAGTAAAGCTGTCTGGTCAGCTATGTTGCATTCTGGAACTCCATGCAGTATATGGAATGGCGAAAAAGCATTGATTGGAAAAGAAGCAATAAAATATTATAAATTAATGGGGTATATAAACGATCATGGTCAAATACTGCGTTATCCAGACTATCTGGGTGCTGATTATAATGTTGGTAATTACAGCAACTCAAACAGTCAGAGCAACGGAAACAGAAACAACAAATATCCTAAATAACGGAACATTTGATGGCAACACAAATGGCTGGACTTTAGATGGTACAGCTACATATGACGGCAATCATTATTCTGGTAGCGACTTAAATAAGACAGTACGATTTAGCGGTGCAAATGGTGGCTCTGTTTCTCAATCCATAGATTTAAGCAATCTATCAGATGAATCAAAAAATGTTGTTAAAATAGAAGGCTCAATCACATCTTATGGGTGCAATAATGAAGGCTCTAGCTGGTGTTCCCAAACAGGCACAGTAAACAATCTCGATCCTGTCAATGCAACGATAACATTTACAGATGGAACGCAAACAGAAGTATTATCTTATAATTATACAAGTGATTATAATGATGGAGTAATCACAACTGAATATGAAATCAATTTAGACAAAGAATTTGATACTACTATCACATCATTAAGTTATAATGTTGCTGGAGCAGATAATGGGGATTGGTCTGGTCAATTTGGCACAATTATTGACAATTTAAGCCTTGTCTTAACACTATCTGATGTGGTTGTAGCAGAAACCATAGAAGAACCCCAAATAACGCAAATAAATGCGTCTGACAGCATTGTTCAGCAAGTAATAGAGCCAGAAATAATAGAAACGGTGCAAATTGGCTCATTAGACGCAACATCAATAGCAAACACAATTTCAACAGGAGTAATTGATATAAGTCCGCCAGAAGATATGCAAATTGCAAGTCTAACTTCATCAATATCTGTTATCTCTGATATTAGATCAGAAGAAATGCACTCTGATATTGCAGATGTTGGATTAAATAATGAAATGCCAACACTTATAGACACAGGAGCAGAAATTCCTGTTGAAACAAATTTGCCAGATATGGATTTGCCAGAGATAGATATAGATATTGAAATAGAATCAATGAATGAGCCAGAGCCAGAAACTCTGCAAGAAATTAGAGAGGAAATTCCAACAGAAGTAGAAGAAATAAATATGGAAGAAGATTTGAAGGAGAATGAAAATGAACAGCAAGAGGAAGCACCAGCAGAGAATGATGAAAATGCTGGAGAAAATGAAGAAGGCGAGTTATCAGACGACACAAAAGCCGAAGAAAAATCAGATGAAAAAGAAGAATCAAGCGAAAAAGAAGTAAAAGAAGAACCAACTAAAAATGAAGAAAAAACTGTACAAACAACAAAAACAGTAAAATCAGAGAAAAAACAAGGCTCTGAATCGCAAAATAAGGGCGGTAAAAAAAGTTCTGCTACTAAGACTACCCCAGAAATTAAGTCTGATATAGTTATCCAAGAACTTGATTTACCTACCATAATATCATTTAATAAGGAATACTTTGCAAACACTTATAAAGATACGATAGACTTAACGACAACGGAGATAGACTTTTATGACGGACAAGACGGATTCAACAGTCAAGATTACACCCAAGCTAATTCTGCTTTTTTTAATCAGTATAGCGACACCAACAGCGAGTGGGATTTGGTGGCTAAGCCAAGTGTCATCAAGATTGACAGTTTTAGAAGATAATGTTGCAAGTATTCCATCTGGAGATAATTCAGCAATCGTTGAAAGAATTACTGCTGTGGAAATAAACGCAACTAACAACAAAACATCTATTGATAAAATTGACGCAGATATAGATAAGATTGTTGAGCATGTAGACAAGTCGTTTAAGGCAGTAACAGATTCTATGAACTCTAATCCACTTTCTTTAGGTAACTAATATGACATCTGCTGAAAAAGAATGTTTGTTAAGGTTGGAACAAAAACTAGATCATGTATCAAAGAATGTTGAAAATAATTCCAAAGAAATGATTTCTATAAAAAAAGAAGTATCAGATTTAAAAGCGACAGTTAATATGGGGAAGGGTGCAGTCAAAGCATTAATATGGATAGGATCAATTATAACAGCCATTATTACTGCTTTTAAGATAGGAGAAAATGTATGATTGGAATGATTGTTGGTGGACTTACAAAAGCAGTTGGTGGTTATTTTGAAAATAAAAGTTTGGAATCTCAAGCTAAATCTAATTTAAAGAAAGCAGAGATTGAAGCAAAGACTTCTGTTGCTAAAGCAGTTGCAGAGGGAAAAGTTGATTTGCAAAAACTAAATGCTGAATGGGAGAATAAGGCAGTATCTCAAATGGATTCCAGTTTTAAAGATGAACTGGCTTTGTGTATTTTACTTCTTCCAGCCTTGCTAGTTTTTTTTGAGCCATTTCAAGATGATGTCAAAAAAGGATTTGAAATCTTAGGTACACTTCCAGAGTATTATCAGCATTTATTATATATTGCGATTGCTGGATCATTTGGTATAAAAGGTGCGAATCAATTTATTAAGAGGAAAAAATAATGCTAGATAAACTAAAGCATGGGTACGAAAAGATAAAAGATGTAATAGAGGATATTTCTTATAACATACCAAATGGAATGTGGTTTATAATTAAATCTTCTGTAATAACTATTATCTGGATTACTATTATCTGCTAACTGCAAAAGCAAATAAAAAAATCAAGAGAGCTAATAATAATATTTGTTCCATTTATATAACTGCAAAATATTCTTTTGCATTTTGTATTTTATCATTAAATGCTTGTCGTAATTTTCTACAAAGTTTTTTAGATTCAGCAAAATAATCACAACCATAATATTCTAATTCGCTTGGGTCATCTAAAATTTCTCGGTGTTCATTTTCAAAATTCATCATTTGATAATGCTCTAGCCAATAATCGTACCAACCTAACTCGTCATATTCTATTTCTATCCAAGCCCAATCCTTTTTATTAGACTTATCTAAAATAGCTTTATCTAATTTTTCAGTAATATAATTTAAGATTTTTTCACCACCAAAATCTTTTCCATATTCTTTATCATCTTCAATTTCACCAATACCTATTTCTGCCCAATGTAACATTCCTTGTTCTAAAAAATATCTATCTACTTTAAATTTACTCATTGTATCTCCTAGTAAGTGGGAGCATTTCTGCTCCCTGTTAATTTAACAAGCCTCAACCATAGTTATAGCTTCATGTAATAATTTAAACTCTGGATATTTATTTACAGCGTCTTCATCTTCATCAAGAAACGTTTTAACAAAATCCTCGTTCTCAATACACGCCCTCATTAATAAATCATTTTCATTTGCCATATCTTGTTGTACAGAATAAATTCTTTGTTTAAGTGTTTTGTTGTCTAATCTTAATTCTTCAACTTCACTCTTACGCATATTGTATTCAGTACCATTAGCGTATGTATCATTACGCAAAGCTACTTCCATGTTCATTAATGTTATAGACGAATACAAAAAATCCATTTCTAACTTAGACATCTTATTTTTTAATTTCTTTACTTTAAAAAAAGAATCTAAAGCTAGTACTCGTACGTGCTGTTGTGTCATGTGTGTTTTACTCATTTTCTTGCTCCTGTTTAAGTTTTTATTTATATATTTTTTGGTTTTACTACATCAAAACAATCTCTTTTATACATTTCTATGTGTACTAAATTCTGAACTTTTTCTACATTAACTCTTTCCGATATTTTTGACATTGTATTTATTAAATGCAAATTATCATTTAGTTTTTCTAAATTACTATTTTCTACTTTTGATAAATTACAATTTTTTACTTTTTCTAAAAATTTTTGTACTTTGCTCATTTTCTTGCTCCTGTTTAAGTTTTTATTTATAAGCTGTTATCAACCTATAAAGAAAGTATATATAATAATTATATATATGTAAAGAATATATAGTAAAAATATACAGCTATAAGTTATTGATTTATATATAAAATATAAATTATTTCAATTTATTTTAAATTTATTTTTAAATTAGGCTTCTTTTTCTATAGGTTTTATAGTATTTAAGAGAGCAATACTTTGATTAAGATTACTCAAGATAATAAAAAGATTCGATAGTTTTTTAATGTCTGGCTCTGATTCATTCATTGATTCATTGATTACTTTCAAAGTAGAGTTAACTTCTGCCTGTATTCTTTCTTTGCATTTATCATATACTAGTTTGTCTGCTATTGTTGTCATAATTTTTTTTCTCCTATCTCCATGATTCACCGAAACACCAAGCCACCACGCATTTACGTATTCCCTTAGTTACTGGAGTGACTCTGTGATTTAAGAAACTTGTGAATGATACTAATTTGTTTGGCGTTGAATTGTAAGTCACTATTTCTCCACCATCTCCAAAGAATTGTAAATCTCCACCTTCAAAACCTTCATTCAATACCCAACTAATAGATATTTTTCTCATTGACGCAATACCAGAGCCAATGTCAGAGTGCCAATCGTATTTTCCGCCTTCATGGTATTCCAAGTATTGAACGTCTTGCAGTCCAGATAATTTATAATTTAAAGTTTTATTAATATCTATAATTGCATGATTAAGTAATTCTGCTGTAATAGATTCTTTTTGATTCAATCGCCAACATTCCACATTTCTCATATGTGATAAATTTTTATCTGTTGTTGATGTTTTAACTTCTTCACCAAACTGCATAGCTTCTTTAAGAACTAAGTCAGTCATATTGTCAGCCATCTCAATTGGCACAATGCCATATTCAGAATCTTTATTATTATCGTAAATTATATTTTCTTTGTAAAATTCGCTGTTTAAATGTTTTAATTTGCCCATTGTTTGTCCTTTTAAAAAACTCCCACCATCTCTGATGGGAGAACTTAAACTGCCATGCTATTAGGAGCATGGACTTTTAGGAAACGTTAATTAATTATAAACATACTTAAAATGGTATGTCATCATTAAATTCATCTTTCTTATTCATATCTTCAGATATTATTTTGACAGCTTGCTCTGGAGTAAGGTTAGTAGTTTTTCTATCATACTTGTATTCTTCTCTAGTTCCATCTTCCGATATTTTATGTTCAGTAAATTTTATATTCAAATATCCTTTTTCTGTTTTCCATAAAGCTAAGTCATAACCTTTTCCATCAACATTAACTAAACCTCTATATGCTGGTGCTTTTGGATTCTCTGAGTTGTTCTTAAATAGATTCCCAGAGTTTTCTCTTATCTCATAGCCACTTGGTGTTTTAATTGATTTATCTTCCATCTTGATTGCTCCTGTTTTTAATTGCTGTATTTGTAAATTGCATTATTGCAATATGTTGTGATTGATTTAATTTTTTAGATTGTTTCATATACTCCAATGCAAAAGAAAAAGATTTATGAACATCTATAGAAATTGCTAAATGTTTATCAACTTCATCTTCTAACTTTTGCAAATGCCTATCTTCATCTTCATGTTGTTGTTCCAACTCTTGAGCATAATGCTGTTGAGCTTGTTCTACATTTTCGTAACTTTCATCTTTATCCATTATATTTTTCCTCTTTTTATAATTTCTTCTGCATCTTGCGTTCTGTCTATTATCCTATCCAATGCAATATCTTCAAGTGCAGTATTAATATCAGTTAATGTTTTATCAGACGTAATATGCTCAATCAATTCCGCTACTGACATTTCATTCTCCAATTCTTTTATTTCATCTCGTAATATACTGCCATGTAAAACCATTATATATCCCCTCTGTTAATTTTCTGTACTTTCTTATTCTGCATAGATTGTTGAGCTTTGTTTGCGTCATCATCTGTTTGCTCATTGGTGGCTAGTAATAACATATTTTGATACAGATATCTTTTAGCATATGTCATAGCACTTCCAATTTGCTGTGGCTTTCTATCAGAATATAAAGTCAGTTCCGATTCAAAAAATTGTCTTGTGGGAACATGCGTAACTTTCATTCTGTAAAAGCATTGGTACTGTTCCAAAGAATCTTTATCAACATTATTATAAGTTTGTGTAAAGCTGGTCAATAAATTATGCTTTAATAATATTGGCTCACATATTTCTATGATGTCATCTAGTGTTGCGTATGTATTACCAAAATGACTGTTCTTTCCTTTCTTAGATATACCTACTTGCTGAATCTCAAGTCTGGCATCTCTAAATGCTTCAAGGTGCGCTGTTGGTACTTTTATTTCATTGCTCATTGTATACTCCTATTTAAGTTTTTTAATCTTTCATCAATTTTTCTGTTTATCAAAGCTTTCTCTACATCTGATGTTTCTTGCATATTTGTTCCTCTAGTGAAATCAACAATACAATAATCTATAAAATTAAATATACCAAAATCAGCTTGGCTTAAATAATCCTGATAGTTTCTCATAATTGATTCTTTTGAGTAAAATTTTATGGTTATGAATCTATAAAGACTTTCACAATTTACAATGCAAGGTTTATAAAATTTATAATCAGAATATATAGATTCAGTTCTTCTTGTTACAAGTGAAAGTTCTCTAATCATATCATCTATAACATTATCAAGAACTAAACCTTTTGCTACTATTTCTACATGTTTGCTCATTGTCTGCTCCAAATAAGTGGGAGCTATTTCTAGCTCCCTGTTAATTTATCTTAGACCACCTTCAATTAATATTGCGTTGCCAAATATTGTTAAACCAAAAGAATCGTTCATTTTTGTGTTTATTGGTAAATTGTCAATCAAACCTTCTTCATTAACAATGACTTCAAATGTCAAATTATTGATATGCACTCTTTCTGGGTGTCTTTCAATACGACCACCTACTATTGTTTGCATTTCTTTAAGGTCTAATTGCTTATCATTTTTTCTTACTATTGTTATCATTTTATTTTCCTATTTAAGTTTTTAACAATATTAATTATAATGTATAAAATTATTTATTCAAGATATATCTTTATTTTTTTTCAATAATAAATTATAATATTCATATAGTATAAAAAAACTATGGATAAGTTTAATTAAATCAAGGAGTTATAATGACATTCAATGAATTTTTAGTACAAGAAAGGTGGTCAGTTGCAAGATTTTGCAAAGAATTAAATCTTAATGAAGCTACTGTGACAAAATGGAAATATGAGGGAGTGATACCAAGAAAAGAAGAT